CCTTTAACAATCTTACCCATTGGAGTATCCAATACGGATGCCTTTCCAACCACATCATTATCTTCAAAGTGAAGATCAGTGATGAGGTGTGAAACTTTATCCAAGTTAACTGTAGGACCTTCTGGGTGATTTAACTCACCGACTGACCTACCCGTTTTTACTTGGTCGTTGACATATTTGCCAACTGCTTTTTCCATAATGGCTTTAGGATAAACCCTACCATTACGATTTTTTGATTCTGCTTGTGCAAATACGCCTTCAATGGCGTATGACTTTACACCCTTATCGTTTGCTTCAACGATAACGTCCAAATCTGTATGTGCAAATTCTGCTATTAACTTCATGACATCAACCTCTTGGAGGTGTCACTTTGGTTAATTTAACTGCGGCATTTGACGTATACACTATCTGATCTGTAGTTTTCTTTAAGATGAGTTCCTCGGCACCTGGTATCGAACTCGTACCAAGTATAGTGCCAGTGAACGGATATGCAATTGCGCCTTCTGCTACACTTACAGTGTATGCAGTGGTTGCGTGTGTGTTTACTGCTCTTACGTAAAGAGCTCCACCAACTGTTGTGCCTATGCCAGCCGAATCAGCTCCGGCGACTTCAACACTCATTAGTCCTAATACTGTTGCCATTCTTTTACCCCAATTGGTTAATAAATTCTTTAGCCATTTTTTCAGCCTCGGCTTGACTTTTATATTTGTCTAACATTTCGCCATCGATGAGAGCATGAAACTTACCAGCATCATCCTTTTGGATTACTACTTTGTTTTTACCTACCGTAAACTTCTTCACGACTTTACCGTGATCTGCAATAGATTTCTTTGCTTCTTCGAGATGTGTTCGAAATGTAATAAAGTTTTTCATAATGATATTATTTATACTAATCTATGTTTTCAGACATTGATTCTATTTTTGATTTTAACTCAGGAATAAAGTCTTCAAAATTGCCATATAGTTGACCTCGAATTGTTGATTTTAAATTTATAAACTGACCTTTGCGTAAAATGTTAACCTCTACCATACCTGATATAAGAAAATTCTTTCCAAATTTACCCAACTTCTCTAAACACATTAGTATATGTTCTAAATCAAGTATTTTTCCTTCTAGATATGAATGATTTAAAAATCTTGCCATTATAATCCAGTCAAAAGTTTGTTTACAAGTACCTGCGCCATTGTATATTTTAAAATCATCATCATGTATATTAGTCGTTTTATAGTCTAGTCCTGTACCAAAATAATGTCTTAGAGGAGCAAATGCTCTTACGCCATCTAGCCCATCGTCAATATCAGATTCATAGTCTGATGCCAAAACCCACATGTCGTGTTCTCGAAAAAGTCTTTCTAGATATCCAGAACCAGAACCAACATTAAGCACAACATCATTCTTAGTCATACCCACTTCATGAATACAACAATCAAGAACTTTCCACGATTCTTTTGATTGAATGTAATGACTTAACGGGTGTATATACTGTATCTGAGATGACCAATTGTCATCTTTCAAATAATGTCTATTTTCAAGCAAGAAATTGCAGTAAAGGTGACTTACCTCTGCAAACTTATTTGATTTAAACAGAATAGGAAGTTCATCAAAGTAAGTTCTTTGACTAATTTCTTTTTGGTCAGTTGTAAGTGCCACAATAAACTATCGTTTAACTAGTCTTCGTCTGCTTCAAACTCTTCGTCATCAAACGCCATATCGGCAATATCATCATCACTAATGTTATCTATTTCAGATTCCACTTCGTCTGCAAGTTGTGCATCGGCAATATCATCATTAGTTACTGTACCAACTTCCAACTCTTCATCAGGTTGTACTGCCACTTCAGGACTAAAGATTCTTGCCGCGGCCTTAATTCTTGCCTGGTCTAAGTTACGGTCTAACTTAGATGCGATTAACGTATTAAACGTATCATTTGCACTTGTAAAATTCTTATCAAGAACATCATCTACTATTTTCTTTATTGCTTCACTCATTATCAACTCCTATTTTGGGTCACTATTACGTGGGGTTTTTGGTCTAAACGCGGCCGCCCCTGCTTTTGGTCCAGTTGGCCTCTGTATGCTTTTAGGTTCTCCACCATCACCAACTTCTGTCTCTGCTTTTTGTTTTGGTGCTGGTGCTGGTCCATCATCGTCCATGTCATCACCTGAAGGTGGTTCACTTTGTATTTCTCTATTCATTTTTTTGGTTTCTTCATCAGTAAGACCTAATACATTCTTCATTACCCAATTTTTACTGTAGTATTCACCAACATATTGAGTAATCTGATCCATGGTTTGTAACTTCTCACGAAGAATATCCATGTTAATCAATTCAACAAAATGATTATCTCTAGCCCAATCTACTATAATATCTTCTTTCCATTCAAGCCAATCATCCTCAGTAATGACACCCTTAAGAAGTAATTGCTTTTTAAGTATGCCTAAGAATAAAGCGGAGAATCTATTGCGTAGTCTATCAATAAACTTTTGAAATTTGATTTCATCACGATTGATTTCTGTAGACCTACCAAGAGAAAACTGTGCTTCTTGTTCAAGTCTCTGAAGAGGTACATTAAGTGATCGATATAGTTTCTTTTGAAAGTAAACAATATCATCAATCTGCCCAAGGTTTTCACCACCAGGAAGTGTTGTAATCTCTGTTCCTCGACCACCTTCTCTACGTGGTAACCAGAAATCTTCAAGAGCAGCCATATGTTTACGGTCGTCTTTAATCTCACCAGTGTTTGCATCGTAGACTAGTTTATTTCTATATCGTGCCATGATATCTTTCATGTACTGTTCTGCCTTACCTCTAGGTAAGTTACCAACATCGATATAAAATATTCTTCTTTCGGGAGCACGTGCCAAACGATAGATGACCAAAGAGTCTTCCATCATTCTTAATTGATTAATTGGTTTCAGTGCCTTGTGTATAAACGATATAACCTTCTTACGAGTGTCATCAAGTAATCCTGATGTTACGTAACTAACTGAGTCAGGTGATAGTTTAATACCTGTGTTCTGAGCGCCTGGTTTAGTTTGATAGATATAGAACTCTTCTATAGTTTTAACAATTTCTGCCCCAGTTTTAGGGTCTTTCTCTTTACCAACGTGTTTTACTTTACGTATCTTGGCAGAATCGATTGGTCGAATCTCTTGAATACCCAATTTTAGATTACTCTCATCAACAACCAAATGATGATAGAGTCTACCATCTACGTACCAAGAACGAAATATATCATGCCCCAAATCATTGAAGTTTAACATTGATACAATTTTTCTAAATTCTTCTTCCATCTTCTTTTTAATAGAAGAAGGAATCTTTGTGGCCTCTAATACTAAATCTACAGGAGACTTAGATTCTGAAGCAGTAATTGCTTCATTAACAATATCTTCAATGGCTGCATCTACTTCTGGATGTAATGCAACGCCACGATATTTGTTAATCAACTGTGCGTTATCTTTTGCGTCGGTGTCACCATCATAATTAATAAAGTGTCCGTAATGGGCACCTGCGGCACCAGTTACATAACCTGCACCGTCATTATCTACTGGAGGAACAATAGACGGGAGTTTCTTGTCTTCTTTTCCAAGACCTTTAGCCCGTTTAATTTCAAATCCAAATAAATTATATATTTTGCCGTCGTTCGCCATCTAGAATTTTCCTAAATTAGTTAATATAGAAGGTAGAGATCTCTCTCTACCCTCTATACTATATATAACTTCCCTTAAGAAGTTGTATTTGACTCCCAATATTGGAAAGACCAAGTACAAGTAAACTCTTCGACTACATCGTTTTCGTTGTAGTTTAGAGTAATCTCACTCAAGTCGGTAGGGAAAGCACCTCTAAAGACATATCTCTTTAGAATACTTTCATCCCTATCTAACTGGTCTACCAGTAAGTCTGATTGGTAGTCAAGTGGATTTGTAAATCCAGTATTGGCGCTATGTGCATTAATACCGTTCATCCACCTTTCTAACGCATTCCGTGTACTAAAATTAGTATCATTAAGAATTGTCGTTGTCCAATCTGGGAATGTACGTGTTCCTGCAAGTTTTAATTCCCTGCCTCGGAACGGTACAATCGTTGTTGTCATCATTGATTGTGGTAGCGTTGCCGATCTTATCATAAATTGAGTAGATTCGACATCACCTCCAGCATATGCTGGATAGTTAATAGTGGCCTTGAACAGATTAGCTCTAGCACCACCGCCTCTTAGTTTTGACTTAAAGTCATCTATGCCTAAAATTGCCATGATTGTCTCCTATAGACCTTATACTGTTCCAGAAACTTCTTCAAAGTCAACACCAGTTCTAACTGCTACAAAATTAAGTGTAACAAAGTTAATTGAACGTGCTGGTTTGATGAAGATCGAAGCAATAAATTCGTTACGATCAACCACTGCGGCCGTGTTATTGCTTTCGTCACAAAGTACACGGAAATCAGTGATTCCCCTTCTTCCCTTAATCTCTCTTAGGAATGGTTCAACAACGTTTACAAATTCAGCTCTACTGAACTCATCGTTGAACTCGAACATAACGTTTCTTGCCGCGATTGCGATTGCCCTTTCGATAGCAAGAAAAAGTCTTCTTACATTAATTCTATCGAATGCGGAAGGCCGCGTTAGTTTAGTTTTATCTCCGAACAAAATCACACCCTGTCCAGGAATATTAACAATCGGATTAATAGCCGCCTTATAAAGACTATCTCTCTGAGATTTATTAGCGTTGTATGCAAGAGAAGTTACACCTAATACCTGACCCCTTCTTTCACCTGCTGGTGAGAACCAAGGTGCGGCAACTGCGTCTGTAGCAGCCATCGTTCCTGCGGTTCCAGAAGCGGCTGGAATCCAAACATACGAATCATTGTACTTATCGTATACTTTTAGGTAATTGTTATCGTAAACCAAATAAGAAGATGAGGTAAATGTATTACCAGTATCAACGGCAGCGGAAACAGCATTAGATGCACTAACAGGTCCAGAATTTGTGATGATATCGGATCTCGTTGGAGACGCAATAACAACACAATCTTTTCGTGTAGTACCAGCAATCGATGTTAAATCGTTAACAACGGTTGCTTGATCTGCTCGTGATGCCATTCCTGGTGCTATCAACAAATCTACTGATGGGTACGTTTCAGTGTTTTCGATATCATCGAAACCTGATGCGTATTCGGTAGGAGTTAATGTTGCACTATTAGCCCCGCCAGCAAAAGATATTGCCTTTGAAGAATCTAAAGTGGTATCAACTACATAAACCCAATCTGATGCCTGATTAATAACATCTTTGTAGTAGTTTGTAGAACCATCTGACGTTTTGTTTCCAACAACTGTGGATAAGAACGCATGTCGTTCTAATACTGTTCCAGCAGTTCCTGAAATCACACCGTCTTCGTCTGTTATCAGAACGTGTACTTCGGAAGTACCTGAAGCAGAATCAAACTGTTCTAATGCCGCGGCACTAAAGTTTGTACTTCCGCCTTCTTTGGAATACTCAACTTTAATTGAGTTACCATGCGTACCAGGATACCGAGCAATAAAGTCTTGCCCGCCAAGTGTCAACGATAAAGTGTCGAAGTGGTCTTTGTTTCTTATTTGAATCGCCGCGCCTGCACTATCAGATGCATTTAATCCTGCGACTGTGGATTCTCTTATAACATACAACGAATTGGAATACCGTAAAAAGTTTGCGGCAGACATATAATCGATGTTGTTACTCGTGGTTGGGGTGCCAAATGTAGAAGCTAATTCTTTCTCTTGCGAGATTAAAGTAGGTTCTCTGACTGGCCCCCATGAAAAGTCGCCGACAAAAACACCAGTAGAAGTTGTAATATTGGGCACTACACCCGTAAGATCAACTTCTCTAACCGTTATTGCAGGAGACTGTGATGGAGTGGTAATTGCCATAGCTCTGTTCCTTTTGTTCGAATGATAAGTTTATTCATAATACGATTATTTTCAATATCTTTATTTATAAATAACGATTTTTAGAATGTCCAATCAACTACCTGCACACCTTTCTTCGATTCTTCTTCATAATCTATATCATTATTTAATCCATTATCGTATCCGAATGGTAGCACATCATCATCTATTTTTTTAATCTCTTCATCATAAATCAAAGATTTCAAATCAATATCTGTCAAATCATTAAACATTCGAGTTGATACAAAATAACCAAACATCACTAGATTCATCATTAGGTCATCGTGGTTGCCATCTGATGCTTCCCATGAGTTGCGTCTTTCTACAAAAGTTGAACACTCTATAATAGTATTCTCATCAACTATGTGTAATTTTTGATTTTCTAATAGTTCTTTAATTGCAGTACAACCGATTCTTTTAGTTTTTCTTGTAATCTCTACTCCAATACCATCATGTTTTGTGAGCGAGGACATAAAAAGATTGTCGTATTCTAAGTCGTGATAGAGTCCATTACAGACAATTCCACCTTGGTCATTACTCTCTACCACAACAAAAGCACGATTGTAAGACTTAGCAATCTTATAGATAATATTAGGGAAAAGCAATGGAGAAATAAGATTATCACGATAACTGGCAACCTGTTTAAAAGGTTCTGCACTAATATCGAATACGCAAAGCGTACTATAGTCCTGCCCTCTTCCCTTTGATACATCTACAGTAATAACGTAGTTGTGGTTTTTCTGAGTTTGTTCATATATTAGAAGTGACCCACCCTCTAGTATATCGACTGGTTGTGACGCTCTCATCCCCATTAGGGTATCAGCATTAATAAGGGTGTGTCCTGTACCAAAGAAGGTATTACCAAACTCTTGGTCAAATTGTAATTGAGAGGTATTATTTACTGTCTCTTCTTTCCACTTCTCATCTCTACCTGGAACATCCCACCAATCCACTCTAAACGGTTTAAACGTATTGGTGCCTTGAAGGGCACCTTCCCATATCTTGTGGAAAGTATTACCTAATCCATTTGCGGTTGATGTGATAATAACTTTAGAATTTTTACCAGATGATATAACAGGATAAGTCGATGTATAAAATTCATTTGACCTTTCAACAAAGGCAAACTCATCAAGATAAAGTAAGTTAACAGAAAGACCACGAACAGAACCACTAGACGTTGCCCTTGCAACAATCTTAGAAGTATTACTAAATTCTACTGAACCTCTATTTAAAACTTTACAACCTGGTTGTAGAAAGAATGGAACGTTCTCAAGCATTAAATATATTCTTGATAACATCTCACGAGCGGTGTCGCCTTTATTGGCAAGAATAGCAATTGTTTTTTCTGCATGAAATAGTACATACCATAAAAGGTATGCACACGCTGAAATTGATTTTCCAGATTGTCTACATGCCAAAACACAGACAAATCGATTATCTTCGAATGTCTGAAACATATCTTTTTGGTAAGGATATGGATGGAAAGGAACAAGACCCTGATCGAGGTGAATTATTTTTACATAATTCTCAACAAAGTATGAGGAATCTCTCATACATTTTTGATACTCTAAAATTTCTTCTTTATTCCATTCTTGAGAAACACCATCTTTTTTGATGTTTACATTACCAAGATAATTATCAGTTCCCTGTCTGCTCAATTGTAATCACTTCCTCATCACTGTTTTGTTTCAATAGTCTTTGAAGTTCAACAGAAGATCCTATAAAAAGATTATTGTTTGTAACCTTCCTATTACCCATGTCTTCTTTTTCTTCTTTCATTGATTTTTGTTTCTTATTAAGGTCGGTTAACTTTTCGTTAATCTCAGCCATCTGTTTCATCATATTAGATAACACTTCAAATGCACGAGGATGTTCGGATTGTCTGGCAACTTCAATCATCAAGTCCAGACTCTCACGACCTTTTTCTAAAATATTGTATAGATTAGCTCTTGTGTAGTTGTAATCATCGTCTATGTTCTTCTGTTCATCTTCACTCATAGTTATATTTATAATAGTTATACCTCAATTATTCCTGTGGATTGGCCAATTTGCTCACGTTCTATTCCAAACTTCTTTAATATACCCAATCGCACATTACACATTGGTGTGCCTGATGGTTCATATTGAAATCCTGGTTCTATGCCACCACCAAGTAGAAATACAGGAACGTCCCATTGGTTATGCACATCTCCATCACCCATACCCGCACCATATAGAAGCACTGTGTGGTCTAAGAGTGATGAACCATCTATTTCTTTAGTATCTTCCATGGCTCTTACAAACTTGCCAAATACCTCTCCATGATAGATGTCTATAGCTATTGCTTTATCTTTCTTTTCCGGAGACCCTCTGTGGTGTGTTGTGGGGTGATAAGGGTCTTGATGTCCAAGATGACTGAATACTAATTCACTATATTCTCTGGCAACCATGAAGGTAAATACTCTTGTCATATCAATTTGAAATGCAATTCTCATCAATTCTAACATTACTTTAATGTGTTCATCGTGTGCGGGTATACCGATTGTCTTTTCTGGTATAGCAAATCCTTCTATATTCTTTTTTGCGGCAATTTCTAACTGTTGTTCAACTTGTCTTATTGCGGTAAGATATTCATCTAATTTGTAACTGTCAGTAATTCCCACTCTTTTCATAGTACGTTTAGTTTGTTCTAAAGTCCAATCTAATATAGATTTGTTTCTAAGGAGATTATCTCGTCTTTCTTCTACACTTCTTGATATGCCAAACAACTGGTCAAATATTTGACTAGGTCTATGTTCCATAGGCAACGGTGTTGTTGGACTTGCCCATGATATTGTATTCGTATAAGCCGAACTATATCCACCAGCAGATTGGCCCGACAACTCGGCCGCATTCTCAACACAAATTTGTAATGAACTTATAGGTGTTTCTTTTGAGGTTTGTTCTGCAATTATTTGGTCAATAGATATGCCACAATAAATTTCTGATAAAGACTTTTTTGGTTCCATACCAGTAAGATACATTGATGAACCACCCACATGCCCACTAATACTTTCTGATTCACCGTTATCAATACCCGAGAACACTCTTGGTTTTTTAACCCAAGTGGAATATATCATATCTCGTGTGGCAGTTTGTCCTTCTGGTACTTCCCAAGCCTCTCTGATTATTCCGTTTGGAGAATACGTTACTCCAAATCTTAAAGGTATATCGGGAGTACTAGCGAATGCCGGTACCATTGAGTCTAAAAAAGGAAGGGCTATTGAAACTCCAGCGCCTTGTAAAAGTGTTCTTCTTGATAAAAACTTCTTTGTAATATACATGATAAGGTCCCCCTATTAACGATTTTATATTAGAATCCTTTCTAGGTGTGTTTTCTTAATTATGCACTATCAGATATGTTCACCAAAGTTGTTGTAAATCCATAATCGGAATCTGCATTAACATTAATCAAACTAGGCAATACCGTTAATGTTTCAATCTTAAGGTCTGAATCTGCCAAATCGCCTGCTTGATAGTTATATATCTGATTAGTAACTTTACGAATTATCTTCGTACCAGAATCTGGTATTGGTCCTCTAAAGTTAACTTTCATTTCAAAATCAAGAATGTATATAATAGTTCGTCTGCTTTCTTGACTACCTTCGTAATCATCACTAAACGATACTGAATTTAATACTATTGGTACATCTTCTTTTATATCAGTAAAACTATTTAAAGGTTTTACTGTCACAGTGTATTGAGGAGTAAAATATGGAATAATCTGTTCTACAATTTGTAAAGCATCATCCATTGTTTTTGCGTATATATTTAATTGAAATCCAATATTATAAGGAGTACCTGTATAAATTTTATGTCTTCCAGTAATTGAATTTTCAACTGCCCTATTGATATTAGTGGTCTTAGTCAACTGTCTTGTTGGGTCGTATTGAATCGAAGTGATTTCAAAACCCATACGAGGCAATTTAACCGCAATCTGTGACTGTTGCGTATCGCCACCTTCCATAGTAGAAATTCGTTCTAGCATTTTATCTTTGTTTGAATATGATAGAGGAACTTTCTTTGTACTAACTATTGCACCACTAGCACCCGTTCTTAAAACATAAATGTCATTAAACATTGACCCAAATGTGGCCACTGCTTTTCTAATCCTTTGATGATAAAAATATGTTGAAAACATTATTCAGCATCTCCGAACGGATTATCTTCACTAAAATCTATAAATCCATCTTCAAATGCATCGAACTCTGCGGTCTGGTCAGCAACCTGATCTCTAGCAGATAGATACTCAACAGAGGTTAGAACTGTTGATACGGATCCAGATGTTGCACCTTGAATTTGAAGTGTTGTAGTAGGCAGATGGAACTTACCATCACTTGCACCAAAATGTGCAACGTAAAGTTTCATATCAGAATCAGACCATCTTTGAACCTCACCAGAGAGTGTGACACCCGAACCAAGATTTTGTGTAACTGTTTCTCCAATTTGGAATTGACTTGAAGCAGAATCTAAAGTAAGGACATATTGATATGCACTATTTACTTCAACTTGGTCAATGATATCAATACCTGTATCAAAGTCTTCACCACTGTACTCGAACAATTCACATTGCATTGTAAATGTTGCTAAGTTTCTTAATTGATAGAAAGGTATTTCATCTTCAACCATTCGTATCTGAAACATTGAATTAGACATCGGCAAATAAATAATATCGCCTTCTTTAGGTCTAAAGTATGGCGCACCAAGTAGATTAGTAATTTTAGGTTCTATGTGTTGTTTCCATCGCCTTCTTGCAACAATAAAAGTTGCTTGGTCACGTATCTCAACACCAAACTTAGTAAAGATATCTCTTTCACCCTCAAATCCTTGAGCGTTTTCAATATACATTTCAATTTTATATTTGTGACCATAACGTGAAGGTATATCATCTCCGAAGATAGTGTCTTTATTTACCACTTCTCTTGGGAGATAATACACATCAACTCCGTGCATTTTGGTTGTCTCTATGATTAAATCTTCATAAAGTAACTGTTCGGATCGCCTATTTCTGCCGTTATCAAAATATTGATTTAACATCGGTTACCCTACCATAAAATCTGGTGGCAATTCATTCTCTAATCGTACTTGTTCTAGTAGTTTTTCCACTTCGGCATTTGCATCGTCATACATTTGACGACCATTCATTGTCACTCCACCTGGAAGTTGCATACCTTCAAACTTAATTAAATTTTGTCCCCATTGTTGTTTAATCAATGCGGCCGTATAATTTTTAATAAATTTGTCGTTGTATATCGAAGTGTTACTATCGGGGTCAATTGTTTGATAAACTTCCGCAATGATATAACTACCTGCTTTTATATCTTCATCAGCAAAGTCACCAAATATATAAAGTCTATTTTCTCTTCTACTGAAATTAACCTGTGGCGTACCATTTAATTTCATATCTAATATTGACAAATACTGTTGCATTTGTTCATAGTATGCTAGGTCTCCAGCAAAGTTTTGAAGGTCAGTAATATTATTTAACATCATTTGATATTTGATACTAAACATACCAGACCCACCAGTAAAACTGCTAGATATTGGAAACAACTTTGAAACAAAGAGAATGTCTGAAGATATAGGAATATATTCATTAGTCACATCAGTTGCAGTAATCAGATGTTTCAAATAAATCTTTTTCGTTGCGTCACTATGATATTCTTGATAGATTTGAATTGCATCATCTACTTTATCTTGAATTTGATCTTCATCGACATTTACTTCAATGACAGGTTCGCCCAATCTTCTCAAGCAAAAGTCAATAAGTGTTTGTCTACTATTTGGTGAAGCCATATCAGAATCCTATTAATTAAGTAATGTGCCGGCGGCATTGTAAACGTTTATTCTATAGTAGGCTGCAGCTTGGCCATTAAAGTTACCTGTGTAATTAGTAGCAGATATATTACCAGCCGATACAGTGAGGTTGCCAGCGGGGATGGTTACATTACCTGTAGTAGCAATACTCATTGCTTCAAAAGGTGTGTCGCCATTGGCAACATTAAAGGTTAAATCTGCATAATTACCTGACGTTGTTTGTTCAGAAACAATACTAGCCGCTCTTTCGGTTCCTGCGGCATTCGGCGCAAGATATAAAGCAACCGCCGTGTTGGCACTTGTGGCCGTAGCGTTAGTTAACAGCAGTCCAGTTGTCAGTGCGCCAGAACTACTGTTAGTTATTGTATAAGCCCCTGCGCCAAGTGAGCCAGCAACAACACTCGCCGCTGGAAGTCCTGTGATGTTAGTGGCAACGCCTGATGCTGGAGTTCCTAGTGCTGGTGTTACAAGAGCAGGTGATGTATTCATAACAAATACCGAGCCAGACCCAGTTTGGGCTGCTACTGAGGTGGCATTG